GCCATTCCAGGCGCGCCCTTCATGAGCCGCTTAAGCTCATGCATCCCTACGGACCAAGTCGATCCAGCGCTCACCAGTGAGCGCCTGACCCAGAGAAAGCTGCGACACTTCCTGTTCCATGGAAATCACGTCAGATTCAGATAAGCCGTATCTAAGCTGAGTAAATTCCCACGTAGTAGGACATGCCACATGCATTTGCTCCGAGCGCAACTTGTACCTGTAGTCGTCTGGTCTGTGCACGGGGCCCTGGCCTGCAAGGCCAAGCATGTGCGGTACCAGCACTCGTAAAATCGGAACATGTGAACAAGATGTCAGGAGACCAAGGCAAACTCCGCGTAGCCAAGGCTGATAGCCGCCGTCCATCTTGTTCATTGCATGGAAGGTTTTGCCGAGCAACCTCCCAATTTTAGGTCCGAGAACACTACCCTCTTCCGTAGGCCAGAAGAGGGCACTGCAAAAGTCAAGGTCAGGGGAGACCTTGGGTTCTAGCCCACCTGCGCGGTATGCATCGCATACTGCTCCGGGGTTGTCTGTCCAAACAACCGCATCGTCACCCATCACGATGGCTGCCCCCACCACGGGGCACGCCTCCAATAGGACGAGGTGGATGCGGGAGTTACCACAAGTGGTATCTCCATCCCCAGATGAGACCTGAGCGATGCGGGAGAACAAGATGCCGTTTCTTGTGCTTCCCACTCGCTCACCATCCCTACCGGCAAGGGCGGCAAGGCAGTCCCGAGGGGCCCCGCACGCCTTGTACTCGTCATAAAGACAAGCCATGGGTGCCGGGCCGACCGTCCTGTCGAACCTTTTGCAGTCGAAAGCGTACCATTTTCCAGCACCAGCTTCGCCGCTAACCGCAATGCGGTCAAAAGCCTGTCCAATGTCCTCCGAAGAGCACCCCCCCCCGTAGACATAAAGACTATCGGTGGGGTAGACCGTCCTGAGTGCCTTACCATAGGCCCAGGTGAAGCGGCCGGTCGCAACCTTAATGGCTACAGACCGACCTTGGATGATGCGTGGTACAGGGTCCACTTTCGTAGGTGTGGTGGCTATCTTGCTCACAGCCAATTCACGCTTAACGAATGCTTGCATGAGTTGGTCGCGCTTGTTAGGAGCCGCAATAGTCGGTGCGGTTTGGATCTTCCCTCGTGCGCGAGTGGGCAAGTGACGGAGCCACACTTCAAGGTCGGGCTCAGCCACAACTGGCATTTTGCGCGCCTTAGGCCACCACAAGGGCCATAGCATTGATTCGCTAGGATCCTGACAGACTACTCTGCTTCGGATCGCAGCACGCTCGTTGCAAGCGCATGACCTAAAGACGGTCACCTCCACACCCTCAACGTACACAGCCCTGTAATACCAAGAAGGTTTCCCATCGGTGCAGGCTAGCCTGCCGTCGGGATTGTGGCCGGGGACTCTAAACTTGGATGTTAAAGACACATCCTCGTTTGCACGCAACGCAATCTCGTCCACACACACGTCCAAAGGTCCCACCGTACGGATCATTTCTTGCAACCTGGGCAAGCGGTACTTGACGAAAAAGTTCCATGAACTGTGCACCCAAATACCAAACATCAAGTTGAGGCGGGAGGCCAGTACATGCATTACAGCCGTAGGAATGTAGTCCAGCGTGCGATGCCTGAAAGCCTCAAGCGCGATGATGGTGTGGGTGCCGTACGGTACGACGCGCTTGAGAGTCTCCTCAAGTGCAGCGTGCCTAATTATGTGCGAGTCACTCATGCAGGTCGACTGAAGAACAGTGCCTGTTTTGAGCGTGCTGCCTTCCAGCAGATTGCGAAACTGTCCCAACTTCCAAAGACCAGCCTTCCAAATCCCTCCAAGCACCGACGCATCAGCACCACCCCACAACTGGTGTAGGGTGCGCTTAAGCGCCTGTAAGCCCCTCGCGAAGCGTGTTAGGAAGAAGGCGATGGATACGGCTGCCATCCCCTGAACCGATGGTGCTAGGCCCTTCAGCTCAATCCAAAACCCCATGGCAAGGCGTTTGAGACTCCGGAACAGTAGCAAGCAACGAGTTGCTATGCCAGCTGGTCCTGTAG